TCAGTGCTTTGCATTCTTGCCGGTCAGGCTGGCGAATGCACCGGTGATCATCAGGGTCATGCCGCTGAGCGCCAGACCGATGGCGGCCAGCCAGTTCACGCCGGTCTGCGGCAGAGCTGCATCCATGCGTGCATCCATGCGTGCATCCTGTACGGGCGGCAGCACGGGGTCAGAAGGCAGGACCGGGGCATCCGGGCGCGCATCCTGCACGGGCGGCAGTTCGGGATTGCCGGGCAGTACGGGCGAGTCGGGGGTCTTTTTATCAATGATCTCGTCATCGCCGCCATCGTCGTCCACGGGGACGAGCACGATGGTGTCCTTCGTGGTCACAGTGGTATAGTTGTAGTCCACATGGGCCACTGTGGTGCTCTCTTCCACCTTGGAGACGGCCGTGGCAGAAGCGTTCTCTTCGGTGCGGTAGGTGTAGGTAAATTTGCCTGCATCGTCCTGCGTGGTCTCGCCGGTGCCGTAGAAGAGCCTCTTCACAAGTTCGGTAAAGGTGCGGTAGGGTGCGGTGCTCTCGCCCTTGACCTGGTTCTCGGTGTTCTTATCCCAGTTGTCGGTCTTGGTGTAGTTTGCGGTATAGTTGCCGAAACGGTCAGTGCCATTACCGGTCTGGGTGTCGGGAGTAGTTGCGATGCAGTTATTGACCTTCAGGGTGTTGTTGGTGCCAGTGCTGGTGTTGGTCTGAGTGCCGTTCTTGACGGTGGTGAGGTCAACACGCATCTCAACGCCGTAGTCGCCCTGTGCCTTACCGTTGACCAGCTTCAGGCCCTGCAGGCGCAGGTCGTAGCCGGCAAGCTGGTTGCTGCCCCAGTACGCACCGGAACCGGGTGTCCAGCCATTGCGGCTCCCGTTGCTGTTGGCATCGGCATTGGTGTTGGCGGTTGTGGTCATATAGCCGATGGCCTTGAGTTCGGAAACATTCTTGTACACGACATATTCGGTTTTTCCGGTCTGCTTGTTCGGCTGAGCCACAACTCTTGCATTGGGGTTTTCCTTAAGCAGGCCGTTCAACGCAGCGGTGGCGGCCTGTTCGGTTTTATAGGCACCAGCCTTGTCGTAGGCAACCTTGCCGGAGACATTGTAGAACCGCTTGCCATCGAAGGAATTATCGCTGTTGCTACCGTAGCTGTAAATCAGCTTGTTATTCTGAACATACTTCTGACGGTCGTTGTTCCAGACCAGACCTGTGGTTTTTGTGAGGTCCTTGCTCAGGTCAGCTGTTGCAGGGCTGGTGACTTTGTGCAGCTCATCCTTATTGGTGTAGGGTTTGCCGTAGCTGTCCTTGTCAGGATACTTGCTTGGATCGACGTAACCGGAAATTTGCTCTTTGTGACCGTATTCAAATTTCAGGTCATCGCTCAGGATCAGGCCTTCGATCGTGCCGCCCTTGCCGTCATCAAGCGAGACTTCGGCATCAAGGCGAAGAGAACCAAACTGTGTGGTCTTGTTATACCTGCCAGTATTCACTCCTTCACCGTAGGAGCCGTTTCTATTGTCTCTGTTTCCATCGATGTTTTCGTAGCCCTTTTCTGGCCAGTAGGAATCGCAGCCCCTGTTGTTGGTGTACGCATTTCTATTACCGTCAGCATACTGCTGCTGGATATCGAGCAGGTTCCAGATATCCTCCGGCTTGAGCTTGCTGTAATCAAGGCCGGAAGTCGAGTAAGAGCTGTTGATGATCTCGGTCAGTTTTGTGACCGCAGCATTCGAGACAGCATCTTCAAGTGTGGTATCCTTGGAGCTGGTGCCGTCGCTGATCGTGAACTTGCCGTCGGCCGTTTTGGTGATGGTATAGCTCTTGCCGTTTCCTTTCAGAATGAGCTGATCGCCTGCGTCCAGCTTTTCCATCTTGCCCTGCACCTGAGAAACCAGCTGTTCCGTATAGGTGCCCATGACGCTGCCCTCGGTGGACTGCGACGTTTTCGTAGTCTCGGTCACGGTGAAGCTCTGAGCGTAGCTGTCGGTGTAACGCACCTTCACGGTGTTGTGGTTCTTATCTGTCCAAGTGGCGAATTTTCCGGTTGCGTCCTCGCCAAGACGGATCTCACCGTCTACCGGATACTTTTCCTGATACTCTTGGGCCAGTTTCTGCTTGACGAACTCATCGTTCTGGGTACCATTGCTGACCGTGATGGTGGTGGTCTTGTTGCCTTCCGTCTTGGTGTAGGTAGTGCCGTCGCCAGACTTGGTGAAACCGGAGTAGGTCGTGCCATTGACAGTGATCGTGTAAGTGTCGTCGTCCTTTTTCTGGATAACATCAGAAAGGACAAAGTCTTTCTTGCTGTCTTCGGTGGTCTGCGACAGTTTGGTGGACTTCCAGGTAACACGGGTGACATTGCTCGTGATTTCGGGCGAGATGCCCTCTTGCACCAGAGCGTCTTTCTCGGCCTGGGTCAGTTCAACATTGTCCTCATACGTAAACGTATACTCGACACCGCCGGACACAAAGCGAGTGATACGGTTCTTGTCGTCCGTGTCGATCTTAGTGCCTTCATCGGCGGTCATGCCGTCAGGCAGCTTGGTGTAATCATTCTTCAGGACAGACTGGTTTTTGCTGGAGTCAACCGGAGTGGTGCTTTCCCAGCTCTTGGAGCCGCTGGTGACGAATGCCGTGCCGGTGACGGTGGTATCCTTGACGTTTTCAGCGTCCTTGCCGTCCACCTTGTCTATGCCTGTAATGGTATCTTCTTTGGACTCGACGGTTGCGCCTTCGTAGGTGAAGGTATAGGTCTTGCCGTTCCGCTCGACCGTCAGCGTGCCGCCATTAACATTGGCCTTGGCCAGTTCATCGTCTGTCAGCGTGATCTCATACTTTTTGGCAGCTTCCTGCAGGGCGTTCTTGACGGCTTCCGGCTTGACCTGGTCTGCCTTCTCATTCTTGACTTCCTCGATGGTGCCGCCGCCTTCGACCTGATCGGGATTTTTGGTGATCTCGGTGATGGTGACATCATAGAGCAGGGTGTTGCGCACGGCAGTGACCTGCGTGTTGCTCAGCTCAGCGCCCTTGTAATAGAACTTGCCGTTCTGATAAGAATAGTCCTTGTTGTCCTTCAGGCGCTCGGCCAGCTGCTCATCGACGGTGAGGGTGGTGCCTTTCCCTACGGTAGACTTGCGGATGACGAGCTCATAGGTCTTGCCGTCTTTATCCTGCTTGATCGTATAGGTGCCGTTCTCGTCCGCTTTTTGGTCCTTGAGCAGTGTTTCCAGATCTTTGGCAGAAATGATCTCCTTACCGGTCTCCTTGTCCTTGATGGAAGGCAGCACGATCTCCGTGGCGGGCAGGTCTTCGCTGCCCTTAGCGGTGGCCTTTTCCATCTTGATGGTCAGGGTGGTGTTGGTGGTGGTCGTGACAGAGTCGCCGATCACTTTATAATAGGTGGTGCGGGTGCCGATCTTATTGCCGTCATTGTCCAGCACGTCCTCGGTGCGGGTCAGGGTGTAGGTCTTGTTGCCCTCTTCGTCTTCAGAGGTCTTCAGGTCCTTAACATCCAGCAGCTTGGCGATCTCCTCGGCGGACATCTTGCCCTCGGTCTTGTCGGTCTTGGTCAGGGTGAGCTGCTTGGAATTGTCGTCGGACTTTGTGACACCGCTCACTTCATAGCCATTGAGCTTGTCGCCCTGATCGGTGCTCCAGGTCAGGTTCTTGCGGTCCTCGCCCAGCTCATTGTCAAGGTCGATCTTGTCGCCCTTGGTGGTGGTGGAGGTCTCCGTTTTGGATTCGGCCTCGCCCTTGCCGGTGGTCGTGGTGGTCTCGGTGCCCTTGACAATGGCGTTCTTGCCGTCCTCAGTCTTGCCCAGAACATCGCCGGGGTTGGTGCTGGGGGTCACTTCGGTGCTGGAGCCGGTCTCGGTCTCTTTCTTGGTGGCATCGCCGATCTTACCGGGGATCTCGTCCTTCTTGTCGTCGGTCTTGTCCTGCTCCTTGGATTCGTCCTTCTTGTCGTCGGTCTTGTCCTGCTTCTGAGACTCGTCCTTCTTGTCGTCGACCTTGTCCTGTTCCTCGGACTCGTCCTTCTTGGAAGTATCGATCACATCGCCCTTGGAGATGGTGATCTGATCATTGTCAGGGTCCTTTTCCGGATCCTTGTAGTCGATCTCCACTTTGGAAGAGTCGGTATCCGGCCCGAAAGCGGGGGTCTGCGTGTCAGCGGGAGCCTCATTGTTCACGGGAGCTTCCGTTTTATTCTCTTCCTGTTTGCTTTCTGTAGGAGTTTCGCTCTGTGTGCTGGTTTCTGCATTCTGCGTCTGCTCAGCGGAGGTGTCATTGTTCTTCTCCACCGTATCAACATCATCTGCCGCATTCGCGATCAGGGGCTGGGCCGCAACACATGCGGTCAGTGCCATAGACATTGCAGCAACTTTAAACTTTTTGTTCGTCATGATCCCAAGACTCCTTTCCTGTCGCCATATGGGCGTAAGTCCTATAAAATGGACTGAAATAACGATTCTTCTCAACTACTTATTATATACCATTTTTGGAAATTCAATGTCAAGAAAAACCGTGTGTTAACGTAAATTTCTGCGAATTGTATAAACGATAACGTTTCAGATTCGGCACTAATTCAAATGGCTTGTTGCACGTTTGAAATGCTTTGTTGCAAACGTGCGCGAACGTGTGACATTTGTGTTGCGGATGCGTTGGTTCTCCATAGAAATTCCTCCCTTTTGCTTCTGCCCGGATTATACATGATTTCAGTGCGAAAGTCATCAAAACCTGCGTGAAACGCTCTTGAATCTGCGTGAATGAATCATTTGGGCAGCAAAAAAGCCCCGGAAAGGCTGTCTGGGTGCCTTCCGGGGCTGCTGTGAAAGATGACTGCATTAGTAATACTTTTCAGTCAAAAAGTACGACTAATACACTGCTTCGAGGGCTTTCTCACTCACTTTTCTGCTTCAGGCGGGCGTATTCGGCATCGGCCTGAATGGCTGCAGAGGTGAAGCTGTTGTTGTTCCACCAGCTGATCAGCGCGGCCACGGTGGTGATGCCGGCGGTCACCAGCTGTTCCACAGTCTGGCTCTCAATGGGCAGCATAGGTTTGCCCAGAGCGCTCAGCACCTGATTGGTCAGGGCAAGCAGCAGCACAGCGGTGCGGGCGATGGTGGCGGCAGAAATTTTACCAAAGTTCATATCAATTCCTCACTTTCTCATTTTGTTCAAGGTCAGCGATGCGGTGGTTGGCCACCTTCATCTGTTCTTCTAAAATCGGTACGCGGCGGGCAAAATTGTTATGCTCACGCACCTCGCGGGTCAGCTCTTCGAGCTTGGTGTCGGTCACGGCCTGACTGCGGCTGTTGGCGATCAGCACGCCGATCAGGGTCACGGCCCCGGCAATGACAGCGGATAAGATCGTTTCCATTCCGTTCACCGCCTTTACCCGACCCACCGGCTTTTTGCTTTGCGCACATCCACATGGACAAAGCCTTTTGCGGGGTAGCGGCCGATGCCGCCGGTGCCGGGCAGCAGGGTCTCGGCGTAGGCGGCAAGCTGCTCCACCGGCACGCCGGACACCCGGATATCCGCGGCACGGCCATACTGATGCTGGCTGTAAACCGCCCCGCCCACAGCCCTGTTGTGTGCAGCGGTGCGGTAGCCGCTGGTAATGACCACTGGTGCGCCAAAATGGTCACGGATGGCCTGCAGCACCTGCACCAGTTCGCTGTCCACAAACAAAGGGTCGGTGCCGTCTTTGCAGGCAAATTCCTTTGCGCGGAAGCTGCGGCTCAGCAGCGTTTCGCCATCCCTTGCGCGGGAGTAAACGTTAAGCATGGCCGTCCTCCTGCAGCAGCGCTGCCACGGCATCCCTCAGCCGGGTGGGCACATCCTCCAGCGTTTTGATGCCCTTGCGGATCAGGGCCGCATAGATCCTTGCCATTACACACCACCTCCTTCGTACAGTTCACACAGGGCCAGCTGCAGGTCGGTCAGCTGGCAGGTCAGGCTGGCAATCGTCTCGGGCAGACGGGCTGCTTCCTCGGCCTGCTGGCGCTCTTTTTCCCGCGCGGCCAATTCTTCTTCCGTATAGCGGATGTATCTCTGCACCGGCACCTGTTCGGTCCATGCGGCCTGCGCAGGCACGCCCGGCACGTCGATGACCTTCCGCACATCCCTGCCGCCGCCGGGATACTCCGTTACGGTCTCGTAGTGGCTCACTTCCTCCACGCCTTCCACGGCGGGGTGCTCCACTGGCTCGGTGTCGTCCACCAGATACCCAAGCGTCAGGTCAGGGTTTTCAATGGCTGCACCGTTCTCGTCAATGATCTTCATGGTTCAAAACCTCCTTTCTCAGGCCACGCGCCGCCAGATGTGCACATAGTAGGCGGCAGGCTGCACGGTGGCGCTGCGGCCGTAGATGGCATTAGACTTGGATGCATCCAGACTGAACTTATATACATCAGAAAAGGAATTGTATTCGCCCGTAGATGCGATCACGTTGCCGGCAGTGAATGCGCCGGATACCTTATGTTCACCCTTTTTTACATCCGCGACAAAAGAGCCTGTGATGTTCGGCAGTCCGGCCTTTACTGTGGTGCCCGCTGCGTGGCTGCTGCTGGCACCCATCAGCACGCGCTCCGATGCGATCTGCTCCCATGTGCCGCCAAACAGGGCGGCAGGGCTGGTGGGGTCGGTGCTCTGGTAGATGCTGCCCACGGGAAAAGGATTCACGCTTTTCAGCAGTGCGTCCACCTCGGCACGGGTGTAAAAGCTCCTGCTGTCCACCTCGGCCTGCAGGCTGTCCAGCATGGCCTTTGCCTGCGTCTGCAGCTGGGCGGTGGGGATCCCCGTCACGCCGTCCCGCATCACGCCGCAGACGGTCTCGTCCGCGCGGGTGTCGTAGATGTCGGCGGCGGTGACAGCGGTGGAGCCTGCGGGCACCGAAATGGTGCACAGGCCCAGCTCGTACTGATTATGGTTCTGCAGGATATCGGGCGGCTGTGCGGCCACGGCAGGCGTGCCGGTCTTGAGCTTGATCGCCGCGATATTCTCCGAGGTGTCAAACTGCAACACGACGCGATCCACGCGGTTGAGGGTGTTGTCTGCTTCGGGGACGGTCAAGACGTTCTCTTCCCGACTGCACACGGATACGCCTTTAAAGTCGTCGTAATTGATCCATGCAAGGCCGGGCGCAACGGTGATCTGCCGGGTACCGGTGTTACTGACAGCAAAGTTGGTCTCTTTGGAGTAGACGCCGGATGTGCGGGTGCACAGGTAGGTGGCCACGTCCTCGGCGCTGTAAACCACGCCGTTCAGCGGATATGTGATAATGCTCATTGTTTCCTCCTGATGATCGGGGTGCCGATCTCTGTGCTGACCGAGTTTTCACCTTTTTGGGAGCTCAGGGTCACAGAGGTAATGCGGGCAGCGGCCTGAATGTCCGTTCCGGGCAGGCTGGCCTCCACCACCATGCCCACCGTGATGCTGCCGGTGGGGGTGAAGCGGAAGTTTTCCAGCCGGGTATGTTTGGCAAGCTCCTGCTCGCCCTGTGCGCGCAGGGCGGCAAGATAGTCCGCCTGAGACTGGCCGCCTTCCTTCTTTTTGCTGGTAGCATCCACGATCAGCTCCCGCCGGGCAGAGCCGGTGTTCTCCGCTGCACCCACGGTGGCGGTGCCTTCCGCGCCAACGACCACGCACACATTTTTATAGTCCGTGATGCTCTCGGTATAGGTCAGGTCGGTCAGGTTGCCGTACTGCGGCGCATACCGGGCGTTCGGGTCGAGTTTTGGCCGGAACAGCTCAAACAGCAGTTTTGCTTCCGGCTGATCGAACCGCACCCGGAAGCCGATGTCCAGCTCCTGACACACCTGTTCGACCAGCTTCAGCAGGCTGCCGGGCTTGACCTCGCCGCTGTAGGTGTCCGTCAGTCCTGCAGCATCGCCCAGTTCAAGGCAGGGCCACGCAGCAGCACTGGATACCAGACTTCGCAACGTTTCCTCTGCGGCAAAATTGCTCAGGGTGTCCGTGTGACCGCGTTCATCCAGAATGCAGGCGGCGTCTTTTGCGGCGATCACCAGCTTGTGGTCGGATTTCTGGGCCGACACGATGCGCATGAGCCGATCGCTGCCCACCAGCCAAAGATACCGGTCCGGGCGGCACAGCGCCTGCAAAGCGGTCGTGTCGTGCAGCTCCAGCTGTGCACCCTGGGTGTCGCTATAGACGTTGTAGCGTTCCGGCCAGACCAGCGAGACCCAGCTTTCAATGCGGCCCAGCAGATTGAGCCGGATATCATAGACGCAGATGCTCTTGTGCCCGGATGCTGTCAGTGCAGAAATGATCTCAGCCATTGGAACCCTCCGTGATGATGGTGGAATACGCTGCGTGCATGGTCAGCGTCAGGAAAAGCCAGCCGTCGCCGGATTCTGCGGTGCGCTGCCATGCCTGCGTACCGTGATACACCGTCCAAAGGGTACTGCTTCCGTCAAGGATGGAGAGCACGTCGTAGGCTTTGCCGTCAATGAGCTGCTGGACCCGCAGCAGGTCGTTTTCGCGGTAGACCTGCAGCTCGTCGCCGTCCTGCAGGGTCGTAACAAAGCGCAGGTATTCGCCCGTTCCCGGGTTAAGGACGCCGGGGTTGACCACGGGCCCTCTGGCCGACAGTGAAAGCCGAAAGTTCTGGGTATCCAGACCACTGTTGACGATGCGGATATAATCGGCCTGCTCCCGGATGCCGAACTGGTGCGCGTCGTAGCACACCGGCAGGCGGAACACAGGTGTCACCCTGATGGTCGCGGCCAGCGTTTCCTCTACACTGTTCCAATAGGGGTTGGGGCAGTACAGCTGAAAGCTGAAGGTGGGCCAGAGCAGCGCCGCACTGATGGCCGGACAGCGCTGCACCTCGGCGTCACACCAGTATTTCCCGGCCACGGTGAAACGCCCGGTCACGCCCGGCGCAAACACGTCCCGCAGCTGACGCTTGCAGTAATCGACATTGCGCAGGATACGCCCGGTGATGGTGCGGGTGACGCCGGAAATGCTGCGGCTCTCCACAGGAGCACCCACCTGCTGATAACCCTGACTGGTTTCCAGATCCACGGGCAGGTCGCCCAGCGGGTCACAGCTCCACAGCACGCTGGCCTTGTAGCCAAAGGCAAAGCTCTGTCCGGTGCTGGAGGTAAAAACAGCGTCAAACACCCTGCAGCACCGCCCTTTCCTGCTCATACTGTGCTTCGCGCATCAGGTCCGCCGCCGTCTGCGCCTTGCTGTATATGTACTGGTTCACTTCGATATTGGGCCGCTGGGTGCGCTGGGGCAGCGGAGCTTTCTTCTCGTAGTCCCACAGGCTGCTGGAAGCCTCGGTGATGGTGCTGCCTGCGGCGCTGCTGGAAGAGCTGCCCGTGCCGGGTGTGCTCTTTTTCTTGAAGGCACCGCCGAGCGATGCAACGATGGCCGCGATCGCAGCCACCAGAGCAACGCCCGCTGCAATCATTAGCAGGCCCTTCGGGGTCCCGAATCCGGTCGGCAGCAGCGCCATGCCGATGGATTGCAGCATTGCCACGAACGCGCCGCCAATGGCACCGATCAGGCCGCCCAGCGAAGCAAGGATCTCCGGGAATGCAGAGATCAGACCTCCCTGCAGGCCCTTGCTGATGGCGAGAGCCGCCGCGCTCAGCGGCCCCTGCAGACCGCCGAAAATGTCCAGCAGTGTGCTGCCCAGGCCGGAGAACTGGCTGACCACATCTCCAAAGCCGCCGGTCAGGCCGTCGAAAATCTGGGTGCCGAGGTCCCACGCGCCATTGGCCAGCTGGCTGATGCCCTCGCCCAGAAAACCGTTGACCTGCTGGATCAGATTCTTGCCGAAGTCGTCGATCAGCAGCTTGGTCTCCGGTGCAAGACCGTTGTACAGGGTGGAAATGACCCACTGCCCGACGCTGAGCCAGTCCTGACTCTTCACGGCTTTGTACAACGTGCCGAAGGTGCCTAGCACGCCCTTGTCGGCCTCGTCCTGCCAGCCCTTTACAAGGCCGGAAAAACTGTCGGCACTGGCCTTCTTGATGGTCTCGGCCGTCTGTTCGGTGCCGTCGGCGGCAACGTTCTTGACCCGCTCGATGGTCACGAGGGCACCGTCCACCACCTTATTGAAGGTCTCGGTGATCACCTTTTTGGTGGTCTCGGTGCCGTCGGTCAGTGTTTCCTTGATGGTTTTGGTGCTGGTAGCAATGCCATTTACCACTGTGTCAAAGGTCGATGTGACCGAATTGGCCATCTCCCGCACCGTATCCATGGTCTGCTGCACGGTCTTTTTGCCATCGGCAGCAATGCTGGTAACGGTTTTGATATCCTTCAGCACACCGTTCACCAGCTGACGGCTGGTCTCGGTGATGGTCTGGGTCTGCTGCTTCTTTCCGTTGGAAAGCTCCTCGTTTACGGTCTGGGTGGTGCGGGTCACTTTGCCCAGCACCTCGGTCACCGTGTCAGAGTAAGAGTTGACCACCGATGCGGCGGCCTTTGCGGCTGTGCCCGCTGCTTTCCCTGCGGCGGCTGCCGCATTGCCGGACTTGGTATAGGCCGGGATAGCGATATCCGCCACGGTCTGGGCGCTGTCGGCAAGGCTAGTGTTGGCAGAGGTCCAGTCGGCCAGTTCGTCACGGCTGGCAACATCGGCGATGGTAAAACCGGCAGTGGCTGCGGTAGCGATACCCGCCACTTTACCCTTGCCGGTCAGGCCGTTGATGAAGCTCTGGATCAGATTCTTGCCCCACTGCACCGCCTGCGAGGGCAGGCTCTTGATCCATGCCAGGGCGCTGGAAAAACCGCCCTTGAATGCAGCCAGCATGGAAGAACCCATGCTCTTGACGCCGTTTGCCACGCCGGTGAGGATGTTCTTGCCGATGTTCAGCCAATTCACTGCAGAAATGACCGATAACACGGTCTGAAGGATCTTCTTCCAGTTGGCCAGCAGGTCAGGCACGGCCTTTACAATGCCCACGCCCAGCTGCACCACCAGTGAGACGCCCTCTGCAAGGAGCTTCGGCATATTGTCGTTGATGATGCCGCAGATATTGATGATGATATCCGGCACATAGGCGATGAGGTCCGGCAGGCCCGCAATCAGGCCGTTGGCCAGCTGGGTGATCATGTCCAAACCGGCGTTCACGAACTCCCCGGCATTTTCCCGCAGGTTTTCCGTAAAGGAAAGCAGCTGCGGCAGAGCATTCGCCAGAAAATCCGGGATGCCTTGCGTGAAGCCCTGCGCCAAAGAGCCGAGAAGCTCGGTGCCGGTCTGCACCACTTCGGGCACAAGGCCGTAAATGACCTGCGGGATGCCCTGCAGCACGTTGCCGATCATGGGCAGCAGGTTGCCCACAAGGTAGGTCCGGGCCGTGTCCGTCAGTGCCTGCAGGGGTGCCGTCAGGTCTGCGCCGGTGCTCCAATTGCCCAACACGTTCTGCGCCGCTGCCTTCATGGCCGCAAAGCTGCCGGTCAGGGTCGTTGCAGCTTCTCTCGCCGTTGTGCCGGTAATGTCCATCTCCTGCTGGATCACATGGATGGCGCTGTACATGTCGGCCAGATTGCCCAGATCGTAGTGCACGCCGGAAAATTTTTCGGCATCATTCAGCAGACGCTGCATTTCAGCCTGCGTACCACCATAGCCCAGCTTGAGGTTGTCCAGCATGGTATAGTTCTGCTTGGCAAAGCCCTGATAGGCGTTCTGGATATCCTGCATATCCGTACCCATCTTGTTGGCGTTATCGGCCATGTCCACCATGGCCATGTTGGCAAGCTGGGCGGCGGCATTGGTATCCTTGCTCACGCTGGAAAGAAGGCTGGCCGCAAAGCTGGTGGTCTGCTCCATGTAGTCGTTGGCCGAAAGTCCAACGGTCTTGTAAGCCTGGGCCGCATTGTCAAAAACGGTCTGCTGGGACTGCATCAGGGATGCATATTCGTCTTTAACGGCATCCACCGATTTGCCCACGGACTGGGCATATTCTTCCATGCTCTTGCCGCCTGCACCGAACAGTGTTTCAATGCCGCCGATGCTCTGCTGCAGGGCACCGCCCATGTCGATGGAATCCTTGATGATTTTGCCGATGCCAGCGGCGGCAAGCACTTTTTTGATAGTGCCGACCAGCTGGGCACCAATGCTCTGGCCAACCTTTGCGCCTAAGCCGTCCGTTTCTTCGTCAAAAACGTCAGTCAGTGCAGCCCGGATGCCATCTGCCGACGGCACGATCTGCACATAGGCTTTTGCCATCTCGATTTTGTCCGGCATCTCCATCAACCTCCTTTCAGCGCAGCAATGGCCGCTTCAAATTCTTCCGGGCTGGCAAAGCTCTGCACATCCTCCGTGTCGCTGCCGGAGCCTGTGCCGGTCAGAGCTTCCAGAATAGACTTGGGCGGCCTGCCGGGCTTGCCCAGCAGCCACCACTCGATGCGGTTCAGCGTGTCGGCAGCAGATGCCTGCAGCTGATCTTCTATAGGCACCCGCTGCCCGGCCAGCCGCAGCATACTGCGGCTGCTCTCCGGCAGACCTGCAGCAAGGGTGGCCGCCAGACGCGGCGGCAGGCTGCGCCAGTCCAGAACGTGGTAATACTGCGCAAAATCGCAGATCAGCGCGTCCTCGTCCGATGCGATCAGTTCGGAGAGGATGCAGAGTTTTTTCCTGCGGAAAAGCTGCGGATCAACTCACCGATCGCTGCACCAAAGGCAACCACCGGCACGCGGCCCTTGGCGTCACGCAGGTGGTCGTAGAGCTTCTTCTTGCCTTCCTTGCCAAGAAGGCGGTCCGCCACATAGAACAGCTTGGTACCGTCCGTGTCCATTTCCACGATGGCCTCCACCAGCTCCACGTCGTTCATGGCTTCATCGTCCAGCTCGATCTCAAAACCGGATTCCGTTTTTGCAATCATGCCTTTACCTCCTTATTGTCTGCGGTGCTCTCGGCGGCAGACTGGGTGGCGGCAGTGCCGCCCAGAATGTACTCGTAGTGGGTGTTGCCCTCGGTGTCCGGCACCGCGGTGATGGTGGTGTTGTAGCCCACCGCACCGTTGGAATAGACGATATCGCCCACGGCAGACACTGCCGCATCCGGGATCACGATGCGCTTGAGCGCGTTGTTCTTCATTACCATGTCCACGACCCAGCTGCAGTCCTGCTGTTCGTCGCTGTTGGCCTTGACCGTGATGCCGGTCTCCAGCGTGCCGGCAACGTTCTTATCGCCGTAGACAGACTTGAGCACCGCCGGGTTCAGGGCTTCCAGCAGGGTGTAGGCGAAGGTGTCCGGCTTTTCGGTCTGCTGGGTCAGCACGGTATCACCGCCCCATGCCGTGGTGTTCTCGCTGCTGGGAGAGTTCGAGTTGGTCAGGCCGTCACTGGAAATGTAGCCCAGCGATTCAAAGGCTTCGTTCAGTTTGGACTTTGCATCCGTGGGCAGCGGGGTGCCCAGAGGTGCGCGCCAGACGGCACCGCCCACCTTGGGCTTTGCGGCGCTTACATTTTTTGCATCCATAGAGATACTTCCTTTCGTCAGTAATGTGTAATAGAAAAAACGGCCTGATATCTTGGCCGTTTGCGGGTGGTATCCGGGAAATTGTACTCAGTGACAAGGTCGCAGGAGACGATTTCCGGCAGAGTGTCGGCGTCCAGCATGGCCTGCACCACAAAATGGCTCAGCCGGGCGGCAGAAAAATCGCTGCTGCCGTAGGACTGCACCGCCAGCGTGGCCGTGTAAATGCCTTCGTCCGGGCTGTCACCGGTCTTTTCGAGGATACAAAAATTGCCGGAGGGCTTCTCCGGCATGGACATGTAACAGGAAAAGGCATTTTCCCGCAGGTAGTTCAAGATGGCTTCTTCGATCATTTCTTTCTCTGGTAGCTCCTCACTGTGATGACACGCCCATCTTTCAGGCGGCGCTTGTGCTCGTGCACGGTTGCGCCGCTGCGGCTGCCGGAAACGGCCTTCAGCAGGGTGTTGTTGGCCGAGTTGTCGTCATAGGCCTTGCGGGAAGCGGTCTCCACCACAGCCACCGCGCGGGTGGGGGCCACATAGGATTCGTAGCCATCGCCGCAGCGGTCCTTCACGGTGTCGGCACGGTCTTTCAGCACCGCCTGCATTTCAGGGGAGCGCAGCAGCGTCCGGATGCCGGGACTGTTCAGCTCGATGCGGACCTTACCCATAGTGCTCCACCTTCACCTTTTTGTTCCAGTCCAGCGGCACAAGCTCTTCGATGTACTGCTGCACACCGCCATAGGTGTGCCATTTCTGGCCGAAGAACTCCACCGTAACATCGTCCCAGCTGTGCGCGTCCCCCTTCGGGATGCACAACTCGTAGGCCAGATGGTGACCGTTCAGCTGCACTTCGTCCGCTACGGCAGCAGCATCTGCCGGTGTTACCAGCACATTTTCCACCGTGACCGGTATTTCGGTGTAAACCGGATCGTGAAAAGCGTCTTCATCGGTCTGGGTCTTTTCGTAAAGCGTGACGGGGATACCCTTAATCCACGGCATAAGGCTCGATCACTCCCATCCGCTGGCGGCGCAGGCCCAGCCGGGCCAGTTCCGATTTTTTGATGAACAGACCGCCGCCGGGCACCAGAAAGGAACCCGAAGCGGAGTAGCCGCCTGCAGCTTGGGTGAACTGGGTCAGGGGCTCCTGGTTCGTGCTGGTCATAAGGGTGCGGGCCACCACATCCACTGTGACGCTCTTGGCCACCATGGCAAGATCCGGGTCAGCCGCCACCAGCGCGGGCAGGTCTTTGCCCACCTTTTGGGCTTCCATATTCAGGCTGGCCGAGACCACCTCCAGCAAGGAGGAAGCCCTGGCCTGCTCGGCAGAGGTCATGGGCCGCCACAGCGTGGTCATATCCTCAAGTGCTGCGTAGGTCATTTTCCGGCCACCGTTTTCTTTTTGGGTACGGCAGCGGGCTTTTCGGTTTTAACGGGTTCGAGCCTCTTGGCCGGTTCCCAGTCCCCGCCGGAAACGGCGCATTCCGTCTCGATCACTGCGCCGGTGCGTTTGTTGCGGTACAACATGGAAATGCCCTCCTTACTTTGCGGCCTTGATGTGGGCAAAGGCGGTGGGGTCCAGAATGCCCCAGCCGATGTATGCTTCACCGCGCAGGTACACCTGATTGTGGCCCTTCAGGTCGCCCAGCTCGGTGTCGTTGTCCGGGTTGCCGTACTGGATCACCTCGATGGGGATCTCCTTTGCATAGCCCCACTTGAAGCAGTTCTCAAAGTCACCCACCAGAGCGCGGTCCAGACTGGAACCAGCGGACAGGTTGGAAGTGGATTCGACATGCAGGCCGTTCACCTCGCCGGGCTTTGCACCCCATGCCAGCTGCGGATACAGCTTTGCGCCGTCGGTGGTAGTCTGTGCAGCCAGTGCGCTCTTGAAACTGGGAGACAGCACCATGCCGGTCACGTCGCGCTCTGCGCCCTGCACCAGAGCAATGGCGGCTTCCACGTTGGTGTCGGGCTTATCGCCGGTGGCAATGGTCACGGCCTGCGTGACCTTGCTGTCAAAGTGGTTGGTGCCGATCACACCGGACGCCGTGCCGGTGCGCGGGTTGATGCCGTGGAAGGCCATCAGGTCCAGACCCTTGGCCACCTTCTTTGCAAAGCCGTCCGCAAAGGCACTGAGCACGTCCATCTGAGCATCCTCGGATGCATACAGGAACTCGTCGGACACGCGGGCGCCGTATTCGATCTTCAGCGGCACGATGGTGATCGGCTCCACGGTCAGGCCGCCCGTGCCCTTGGCACCGTTTTCGGCCACGATGTCCACCTCTTTGTCCAGAGTGAAGGTAAACTCTTTCTGGCCGTTGAAAGGAATAGGCGTTGCGCCGCACAGCTTTGCCAGTGCGGATGCGCCAGTGGTTTTCTGGATGAAGCCGGGGATCAGCTCTTCCGGGAACAGGGATCCTTTGCTCAAAATATTTGCCATGATGTTTTCTCCTTTAGTCGTTGTTCATCAGCTGGTTGGTAAAGGTGCGCAGGGCGTCGCGCCTGCTGCCGCCGCTGGGGTCAGGGTCGCCGCGCAGAGGTGCGGGCGGATTCTTGGGCTGGATCAGTTTCAGCAGGGCCTGCGCGTCCTTGCGGATGTCGGCCTCGTTGGAGCCGGTCAGACGCTGGGCCAGATCGAACGGGATGCCCACTTCATGGGCGATGCGGGTCTTGAGGGCATCCGTCTCGTAAGTCTGGATGCGGCTGTTCAGTTCCACAATCTGCCCGGCATATTTCTCGTTCTGGGCCTTGATCTCGTTGTAGTCGGCATAGGGTGCAAGCCGCTGTTCAACGGCTGCGTCAAATGCTTCCTGCGTGGTAATAGGTTCAAATGCTTCTGCCATAGAAAAACTCCTTTCGTTCTGGCAAACAAAAAACAGGCCCGTGTGGCCTGTTAATAGCTGGTGCGCTGGCGACGCTTTGCCTTGCCCTCGGCGCATTGCCAGTGGGCCAGGATCACGCTGTCCAGCAGTTCAATATGTCCGCCCTCGGTCAGTGAGCGGTAGCCAAAGCCGCCGTTGGAGCCGATGGCCCGCTTTTCACAGTTGGATGCTGCCTGCGTAAGGCCGGGCTGCCCGGCATGGCACAGGGATCTTGCAAACACTGCCTGCTCAAAAGCGGCATTGGCGGTGATGATCTGCTTGACCGTGGGCAGCACCGGTGCTTTGATACGGGCAGCCTTCATGGCGTCGGCCAGCAGCTGCTGCCCGCTGGCACCGTCCACCGCCACAGCGGCAAGGTCGGCTTTGGACAGAAAATCAAGGAGCCATCCGCTGCCTGTCCGGGTAGGGCGGCAGTCGATGGCTTCCACGAATATCTTGTTTTCTTTGGTCCGGCAGGCAACGGCCAGCGCACAGCTGGTGCCGTCGGTGCTGAACTTGATGCCGGCATAAAGCCTGCCGGTGAGCTTTGGCAGAGCGTCCACCTTCAGCTCGTCCCATTCGGTGCGGCTGATGGCGGATTTGAGGTTGTAGCGCAACCACAGGCCCAGACGCTGGATGTTGAAGTCAATGGGATCGTCGCCGATCTCATCCGCAACGCTGCGCTCGGTAAAAATGGTGCCGAGACTTGGGTTCGTGCGGTACCATGCTTCCACGTCATGCGGGTCGGTCTGCTGTTCCACGCTCCACTCAGCCCAGCCGGTGTTCTGGGTATCACCCCGCAGCGCAGCGTTGCGCATTTTGAGGAATACCGTGCCGGAAGAGACCGGCGTAGGCGGCGTGCCGCAAAACAATGTCTGCGGGTTCTCGCTGTCTGTGACCACGTATTTCAGGGCACTGGCCTGATCGTCAGTGTATTCCTGCGCTTCGTCGATCACCAGCAGATCGAAACCCTCACCCAAACCGCCCTTGGAAGAGCGGGTGCGGAACTCGATGCGGCCCGTGCTATCTTCCAGCTGGATGTGCTCACGGCCCACCGCTTGAATGGATTTGTACGGGATCTTTGCTTTGTCCAGCAGATGGCACAGGCGCTCCCATGCTGCGCGCGAGGTGGTGGTGCGGTGCGCGGTGTGCAGGATGCTTTCGCCCTGCTTCAGGCCGTACAGCTCTCGGATGGCGGCGATTTCGTTCTTGCCGTTGCGGCGGGGCACTGCGTAGCCGAATTTGGTGTGCACCCAAAGATCATTCTCGTTGCGGGCAAGGATATCGTAGAGCAAAAGCTCCTGCCACTGCTGGGCCGTGCGCCCGGTGGTGTTGTACAGGTCAATTGCTTCTTGTCCGCACGTTTCGGTGTAGGGCAGCACGACAGCGGCGGTAGGCGTCTGGCGGCCCAGCCTGACATCAGCTGCCTGTTTTCGCGTCCGCGGCATGGTGGGCTGGGTTCCTCCTTCTAAGATGTTGACGACAAATCGAAAATATGATATAAAATAAATAGAGGTGCGCCTCCGCTATATGGTGGGGGCTCGACACCTCTATTTTTTTGCAATAAAACGCTGGACCATGAGCAATTCATCTTTGCAGATAACAAGAATATCCACGTCTTGAGTTGCACTGGCGGTCAGCCTTTTTCGGAGAACATCTTTCAGCAAATCAGCAGAAATTATATTTTGCCCATAGTTCAAAATAATGCCGCCGGGATTTTCTTGAATCTGCTTCAGACCATGCCGAACAGCGCTGTTCGCAGATTTTTCCGTGGAAGCTGTTTTTAAGTCCCACATCTTCCCATTCCAAATATAGTCCGGTGTCATGGCCTTATAGTTGTTTACTTCGTTCAACAGTACAATGTTGCCGCCCAGATGGTCGTGCAGCCATTGTGCTGTTTTCACTTCATCTGCATGGCGCACCATGTCATAGCCTGTATCATATGTGATAGAACCAACACCCGGTGAAGCCGTCCGCAAATATTCCGGGAAAACGCTCTGCATAGGAATATCGCCGGGAATATGGACTTTGTTAGGGAGTGGTGTTTCTGCAAGCTCCCTACGGGACTGAAGGACTTCCGGCTCCTCTGTCCACGTTTTATTCCACACGTTCTGCCGTCGGCCCTCGCCGGGGTCATATTCCACCCGGCAGCGGCAGCGCTCGTGGCGGCGGTAAACATCTTTCGGGACATGGGGGTAGTCGTATGTCCCGGCCAGAGCGCTACACCACTTACAGCAGCCGCTTTCGGCAATGCGGACGACGCGCGGCCTCAGACCGGCCCTGCCCTGAAAATCCACATTTGCCTTCAGGACATCGTCCACGGCCATGCGGGAAAAGGTGCGCACCGGCTCATCCAGTGCCCATGCCGCATCCTCAAACCGTTCCGCTTCTGCCAGCTTGTTGAGCAGGCCGTTCACGCGGTCGGCATCCAGCACGGCACGCTGCGGCGCAATGCCGATCCGGGCCTGCCGGTTCAAAGCCTGCTGCGCAGCCGCAGCAGCGTCTGCGATCCTGGCATAGTCCTCCTCCAGCAGCGGGCGCACCACCCGATCGGCAATGTTCCAGTACAGCCTTCCGTCCGGCAGAATGTCAGCAGTCAGGTTGCGGCGGAAAGCGTCAGCCAGTGCGGAACCTACCAGCTCGGCATAGGCTGCAGCGGCAGTGTAGGTGTCAGCTTCCTGCTGCGCGTCGCCCAGCAAGGCCAGAAAGTCAGCTCGGATGCGTTCCAGCAGTTCCGGGGCAATGTCTTTTTCGTCCATGGGCACCTCAGTTCTCGGTGCGGATGCCGGTCAGATCCCGCAGATTTTCTTTGCCGAAGTAGCCGGGGATCACGGCGTTTATCTTGCCCACGGCATCACCGATGCCGGACAGCGTGGCGGCGTCCGGTTCAAACACCGGCTCCCACACAGGGCGGGTCAGGTAAAGCTGCTGGCGCTGGTAGGCAAAATCGTCCCGCACGCAGGCCGCAAGATACCCGACATTCAGGAAGCCGCTGCCGAAGGTGCGCTGCGCCTTGCGGGCTGCCAGACGCAGGGCCTCGTGGCTGGACTTGATGGCCTCGGCGCTGCTGGGATTGTCGGTAACAAAACCCAGATCATCCAGCGTCAGGCCGGTCTCGCCTGCAAACAGCGCTGCAAAGGTGCGCAGCTGTTCGGTATACGGGCTCATGCTCTGCTGGGTGAACTGGCCCACAACGGGCTTGTCGCCATCCTCGTCTTTGGTGATCTCCAAAAGGCTGGAAATGGTAGCCTTCCATTTGTCCAGCTGTTCGGCTTCATTGGATGTGCCCAGCACATACTTTTGCGGGAAGGAGTAGAACTCGGCGCTGATCTCGCTGCGCTTGAGGGTGCGCAGCGCGCCCTGCTGCAGGCCCATACAGGCGCGGGAAATACGACTGTGCCCAAACGGACGCTTTGCATCCGGGCGGTATACGATGGGCACCAGCAGCGGGGCAGGTGCGGAGTTCGTCACCCGATATGGTTTCTGGCCCTTGGGGTAGTACCATGTACTGCCCGCAGTGAAGTAGGCCTCCAGCGTGGGCCGATCGCTGTCGGGGTCGCGCACCAGAACTGCATAGCCCTCCCTCAGCAGGCCCGTCACTTCATCCATCACGCCGGTGGCGTTGCCGCCGTCAATGACCTGCAGGCGCGGAAAACCGTTTTCGGCCTGACTGATATACACAAAGCAGCAGCTGGAAATGAGGGCCGACAGCACTGCGCTGTCAAACAGCACATCCGCATTATTCATGCAATAAATGGTGTTCAGGTCAAAATTATCGTCCCGGAACTCCCGCCAGAGCAAGCGGTCCGCCAGCGAATCCACGGCCTTGCCGCACCAGCCCAGCACCTCTGTGAAGGTGCGGAACTCTGGCGGTGTCACCATGCCGAAGTCCTTCACGGCGTTCTTCATTTCATAATATTTGTAGCGGGTCTGCACCCGCGCCCGCTTTTGCAGCAGGCGGCGGCGCAGGTATGCCATGCCTTTCAGGTCGCTCATAGGGCGGTGCTTTCTCCTTTCGCGAGAAAATATTCACAGTACGGTACGGGAAGGTCAGAGACCCCCCTGGGAGGGGGATATCCCCCCTGTTGTGGTGAGGAAGGTTTGATATCTGCTGCCTTGCTCAATGGCCGCGGTAGGCCGTCCAGTCGGTGCTCAGCGGCAGAGCCAGCGGCGCGTCTGCATCCGCTTCGGCCTGCTTTTCTACCGGCGAAAACAACTTGTCGCTCTTCTGCCGGTTGCACCAGAAATGCGCCAGCTGAAGGTTGGCAAGGTCACTGGGATGCCCGCCCTTGGCCACGGGAATGATGTGGTCGATGCACGGCGAAAGCGGATGCGGAAACTTGCAGCTGAAATCCACAGGTTTGCCGCAGATGCCGCACACGGTTTGTGTAGCATAGATCTTCTTTTTGTTGCGCTCAAAGGCCAGACGGTGCGTGCCGTCACGGTCTGGGCGCGTAACAGTCTTTGGCATATGCGGCTCCTTGTTCACGGCCTGCTGTGCACCATCGGGAAGGAGCCTTTGCAGGCAGGGGGACTTCTTCGGGGAGGGAGTGTTTTCAAAGCCCATGGGTGCTTTGCAGGCCCGGGGTATCAAAAAAGCCGCCCGGATGATCCGAACGGCAGGAGATTCGCGGTCAGTGCGCAGCTGCCCGCAGCGGCAGCTTACTGGGCCGGATGGGATAGAGCCCGCTTGGCTGTATGCTGCCACGCACTGAGGATGATGCTACAATGACCTATATTTATCCAATGACCCCGCCGGGGTGCAGACCCTGACGGTGCCACAGGATAGCAAAATAAGAATTGCCCGGCTGGTACATTCAGGCTGTTGGTCGGTAAGGTGTTCCCCTGTCGCAGCCGGGCAATACAAAAGCCGCAGGGTGTTGGATGTTGTCCAGCTCCTTGCGGCTTTCGCAGTTTAATATTATCAGCTGGTTGAGGTGCATTCAAGTCCTGATTAGTCCATTTTTGTCCAGATCAGTCCTGATTGGTCTATTTTAGTCCTGACTTTCTAATTTCAGGCTTTTGATTGCCTGCCGGTGGTGGGCCAGCACGGCGCTCTTTGATAGGTTTGTGCCCTGCATGATTTCGTTCCAACTCTGGCAACTGATGTATTTACGATACAGGATATCACGATCACATAGGTTGTCCAGTGTGTTCAGTGCAGCCATGATTTCCTCATAGATCTCGTCGCAGATAGCAGCCTGAGCGGTTACGCGTTCCTCTGCCTCTTGGATACGTTCAACTGCCCTCGGCAGGGCTTGACCATCACCAGCTCCGCCGGGTACGAGTGAAATGTTTTGAGTTGTGTGCCCGGCATCCGTCTTTGCTGTTTCCAGTTGCTGCAGGCGAAAGCTAAACAGCTGCCGGGCTACCTTATAACGTTGCAGCCATTCCTTTTTCTCTTCATAGGTCATTGGGCAGCCCTCCCTATTACCAGCGCTTAAAATGCTCCTCGTAGACCTCCAGCGCTACCTCAACAAGAAAAAATGTAACGCCTCCGACCATAGCAATGGCAAGCGCCCACGCCATCACAACAAGGGCCATGTATGCTGCATTCACTGTTTGCTCTCCTCCCTGCTCTCAGCAACGCGGTCTCTCAGCCACTTCATGCTCATATCGTGATCGATAAAATCCAGCATCAGGCTGTGCTTGATGCCACACCCCATGTAGGTATAAATCAACTCCATGTCCTCCTCTGAAAAATCAGTGTCCAAAAAGGAATTGACACCGGCCAACATAAGCTCATGGAATCGCCGGTTTCTCCACTCCTGTGAATACGGCTGTGTTTTGAACGCGGGCCGTGAAAGCCATTCAAGGACTTTCGCCTCAATGTCCTCAACTGTCTGGCAATTGTTGAGCAGGAAATACTGGTTTGTGCGCGGATGGGCAATAAATTCGTCCCGGACATTGATATAGCTGCCGGGAAAACATTCGAGGAGTTTTGCGTGGGCCTCTTCCATGTCAGCTGCGCTCTGACGTTCTTTTTCGTTCATCCTGTTATCTCCTGTTTACCACCCCGCCGGGCCATCCTCATGGTCTGCGGGTATAAAATCATCCTCGTTGTAATTTTCGGACGGATCAGGCGCGGGCTGCCACTCATGATACTGAGGCTGCCACCACATGGGCACCCGGCCTGTTTCGCCCTCTCGGTTTTTGCTCACCCGCAGGCTGACCTCAAAATAATCATTCGGCCCCTGCAGGCGGCGCTCTCCTGTAACCTCGCTCTCAATGAACACGACGGCATCCGCGTCCTGCTCAATGGTGCCAGAGCCGCGCAGATCTCCCAGCGCTGCCTTTTTGGCTCCACCGTTCCGGTCGGTGCTGCGGTTCAGCTGCACCAGTTCCACGATGGTGATGCCGGTTTCCATGGCCAGCTCTTTCAGCTGACGGGTCACGTCTGCCAGTCGCTCATACTCCTTGCGGCCCGGGTGAGTGTCCGCAATCAGGCCGATATGGTCGATAAAGACGATCCGGGGCCTGTACTTCATGACGCGGGCGCGGATATCGTCCACGGTCATGCGGGTGCCGTCATCGTAGATCATACCGGTGTGGCCCTTGATAAGGGCAAAAGCATTGTTCAGGCTTTCCCGTTCCTCCTCGGTAATCTTGCGATCTCTCAGGCGGGTGCTGTTTATGCGGGTCAGTTTGGACATGGTTCTCATCATCAGCTTGCGCCGATCCTCTTCCATGGTCAGGTAGTAGGTCTGTACGCAGTTGCTCAGGCGCAGGGCCAGAGCCAGAGCGAGGTCTGTTTTGCCGTGGCCGGGACGGCCTGCCAGCACAGTGACCATTCTTTCCCCGAACAAGCCCAGTTCGTCCAGTTCGCGCCATGCCATTTTGACGCTGGTGTCCGGTTTTTGTAGCCATTGCATGGTTTCGTCCCAGACCTCAGAAAAATCTTTGACGTTCGCGTCCACGCTCTCCCGGCGCAGATGATACTGCACTTTCAGGGCTTCGCTCATGTCCCGGCAGATGCTGTCTGCGTCCGCTGCGCTCAGTGTCACGCTGGTGGCTAGTTCCACCAACAGGCGCTTGCGGTAGTCCTCCATCACCAGCGCTTCGTAGTCCTGCACATGGCTGATGGTGGGCACGGTCTCTGCTGCCAGCACGATCAGAGGCCGGAAGTCTGTGCCCAGCATCCGCTCCAGTATCACGGCATCCACGTTATGTCCGGTATCCAGCTGCAGCTTGATAGCTCCAAACAGCTGCCTGTATGGGCCATCCTCAAACATCGCCGGTGTCAGACGCTCCACGGTAGCCTTGCAAGCCGCCGGGTCAAGGATGGCAGCCCCGATCACAGCCAGCTGATGCTGCTGTGCCGTGGTGATCTTGCTGGCACTCATGCACTTATACCTCCCAACAAATCCGCAAGGGTCATGTCCTTGGTAATTTTGCGGGGCTTATCCGGCGCAGGCTGCGCATTATGTACTGTCGGGGCCTTGTCCACAAAATCCTTGACGGCAAACACGCCCGTCCAGCCGTTTTCTACGCTCTGATTCAGCATTGCAATGGCGTACCCGGTGCGATCCTGAACGCCCGACTCTTCAACCAGACGCTTGATGGACTTGCAGATTTTCTTTGCCACCAGAGGCGTCCACAGCTTTTTCTTGTCCTTCTTGGCCAGCTCACGCCGGTGCTGGTCAAAGTCCATCAGAGCGTCATACAACCCGCCGGGGCCGCCGCGGGAAAACTCGTCAAAGACCTCGGCCACGGTCAGACCGTCCGGCTCCTCTCGCGCCCCTGCGCGGGGTTTATTATTATTAGCTTTCTCTTTTTCTTTCTTGGGTGCACTTTCTGCACCGGTAGAGGTGCACTTTCTGCACCTATCCGGGTGCACATTGTTCACCGGTGCATTTTCTGCACTAGTGCACTTTTTGCACCCATCAGACGCAGACGAACACTCTGCCGGGCGAAGCGCTGCATACCGGTTTGTGGGTCTGCCGTTTTCTGTCTCAGACCACTTGCGGATCAGACCGTCCTTTTCCAGCTCGCCCAGAAGGTTCAGCACGGCGCGCTTGCTCAGCTTGAAGTAGTCCACGATGTAGCTGACAGAGCCATAGAAACAAGACTGATCGTCTTGGGAGAAGCCCCAGATCAGGGCATAGATCAGGAGCTTGTTGCCGTTGAGGTTGTAGTCCGTTACCATCCACGGCTGAACAACAACATATCCGTCTTTTCTCATCCTGTTTGCCTTTCTCCATTAAAACGGCAGGTCGTCGCTGTCGTCGATCACTGCAAAATCGTCGCTCTCGGAATGCTCCGGCGCGGGCTCACTGGGCCGATATCCCGCCGGAGGCGCTTCGCCGCCCTCGTCCACCTGCTTGTTGGTGCCCTTGGAGCCGCCAAAATTGATGTTTTCGGCCACCACGGCAAAGGCGGTGCGGTTGTTGCCGTTCTTGTCCTGATAGTTGCGGGTCTGGATGCGGCCATTTATGGCGATCAGACTGCCCTTGGAAAAATACTTGCACACAAAGTCAGCCTGCGCACGCCATGCCACGATATCCACAAAATCAGCTTGCCGCTGCTCACCCTGCCGGGCAAAGTTGCGATCACAGGCAATGCGGAACTGGCAGACGTTCACGCCCGCCGGGGTGGTGCGGAGTTCAGGGTCAGCCACGAGGCGGCCCATAATTGCTACAACGTTAAGCATTGAGATAGTCCTTTCCAACGGCGGCCATCCACGCAGCGTGTGCGCCGGGGCCGTTCTGTTCCTCATATTTCGCTTGCGCAACGGCCTTTAAGGCCTGCGCACAGGTGGCATTGTGGTGGACGCTCAGGCCCGGCTCATTGTGGTGCTGGTGGCACAGCCAGACCTTGAGTCCGTGCCGCTCGGAGAAGCTGCGCAGCGGCCCATTGAGGATGTGATGCTCCTCCAGCCCGCGCGTGGTCTTTACCGCATACCAGCGGCGGCAGATGTAGCACTCCTTTTCTGCCTGAATGATGCTTTTGGCCATTATGGTTCCTTCCATTCCTGCCAATAGGCAGTTACCATGGGATCATTCACGCCCATCTCAGCAAGGCGGTCAAAGATCCCGTCAATCAGATTTTTCATTTCACCGGTGGTAAAGGTGGAGCTGCCCTGTGTGCACTTGACCGTGCAGCGGTTGCCGTCCAGTATCTCCACCACATGAACAAGCCGATAGCAGCCGCGCAGGATATCCAGAGCGCCCGCCGGGACTTCCAGAAAATCCACCTTCGCGCCGTATTTCTGCAGCATGTCCAGATAGCACTCTTCCGGGGTCACGCCGCCGGTGCGCCCGGCGTTGTAGGCATCAGCCATGATGGTGAGCAGCGACCACATGAGACGGTTTTGCTGGGTGCTGCGGCCTTTGCGTTCCGGCTCCACGGTCAGGGTCAGGCGCAGGGGTTGCCCGTGGGCTAAATCGTCCAGACGCTGCAGGAGCTGGGTTTCCACAAATTCCGCAGAGCTTTCCACCTGCACCCGCCGGGCAGCGGGGTCATACACCACCGGCAGACGGCCAATTACTTTTCCCATGTGATCTTGCGGCCATCTTTATCGACAAACTGCACGCTGATGATCTCACCAGTGTCCGGGTGACGCAGAAATTTATCTACTGTCAGCACCGTGGCCAGCTTATAGCCCGCCAGCTGCGGCGGGTCGTTGGGTTTGCGCCCCGGCTTCTGGATCCCGACAATGGGCACCTGATCCGCACGCAGCATAATGGGCGGCAGTGCCATGATATCGCTGCCGATGCCCCAAAGCTCTGCCGCCGCCATGAAACTGGTCTCTTCTTTCCAGCGTTCCGGACTGCCCGGGTGCTTGCCCTCCAGCGCGCCTGCATCCCTGAAACAATAGTCCTTCATGTACGGGTTGAACACACCCACAGCGCACCAGAGACGCCCATCTGCAGAATAGCGGCGCTGTGCCCAGCCCAGAGAGCCAAAGGTTTCATTCAGGATGCTGCGCACGGCGGCCGGCTTCGGCATTACGAAAAGTTTTACTGCATCCTTCGAGATCTCCCGCACGATCACCACGGCTTCAGAGGGGTGCATCTGGCGCGGTTTGGGACATTCCAAGGGAAACTGTACCACCTGCGCCGCCGGGTGCTCCTGCGCGCTCTGTGCGGCCTTGCGGCGGGGTGTTGTTGATTTGGTTGTTGCCATATAGGTCAACTCCTTTCTGTGTTCTACACTGGCAGTGGCTCTTGTTTTACCTCCTGCCACCATTGGAGGGCACGGTCAGCTCAGACCGTTCAGGACGGGGACGCTGCTTTCCCCGCCCACATAGGTGGGAAGCTTGCCATCCCACAGTGCATCTACGCCGGTGATGCGGTAGTATTCCAGCAGATTGCTGTCCAGACTGTCGGTCAGAGCATCGTTGGCCTCGGCCTTTTTCTGAGCGGCATACAACTCAGCATCCGCAGCCACCTTGGATTTTTCGGCCTCAGCCTTTGCGGCGATCAGATCCGCGTCCGCCGTTGCCTGCGCTTCCACGCGGCGCTTTTCGGCATCGGTCTCGGCCTTTTCTTTTTCCTGCTGGGCCTTCACCTTTGCTTCAACGGCATCCGTAAAGGTATCCGTGAAATCGAAATTTGTGATGCTGATGTAAGAGAGGTCGATGTTGTACTGTGCCAAAACACTGCGCAGCTGCGCGTCCATCTGTTCTGCCACGGCATCCCGGTTGGAAATCAGACTGCTGGCATCATAGTGTGCTACAACTGCCTTGACCACCTCCGGGACACGGGGCAGGATCAGAACATCCTCGTACTTGCGGCCCACCTCTTTGTAGATGGTCATGGCATTGGCCTGATTGATCCGGTAGCCCACCGTCACGCTGGTGGCCACTTCCTGAATGTCGGAACTGAACGCCGAGAGGTCGATGCTGACCTCCTGCACCCGGTTATCCATCTTGACAATGGACTGCCACGGTGCCTTTACCACAACGCCTGCGTCCTTGGTGCCGTTTTCGACCTTGCCAAAGGTGGTCACAATGCCGGTGTAGCCGGTCGGCACGAACGAGACACAGGAAATAACGATCAAAACAACGGCCAAAGCGCCAGGAATCATGGCAGCGGCCTTATATTCGGATCGGAACAGGCAGAACGCTGCCAGCAGGGCCAGAATGCCAAAAATAAAAAAGATCATAGGTTCCTCACTTCCACATAGCTGTTATGTATTCGGTCAGGGCTACAGGGCGGAGGACGGGGAAAATTGGGTGGATGCATCACACGTCCACCTCCTCGATTTTCATCGACATAATGCGATAGGTTGCAATAAAATAGCTGCTTGACAGGTGGGATAAAGCAACAATGGCTTGGAGAAGGTAGCGTTCCTCCGATGTACAGTTGTTGCTGTCATACGGTGTGTGCACCCCGCCCAGCTGCGCGGCAGCGGCATCGTCCAACAGAAAGCCAACGGTGCGCTCCACCGTTTCATCTGTAAAATTTCCATCTATGACACCGTATACACGAGTCATTTCATACGAAACGGTTACTTTTTTCATAGCGCATCCTCCAAACGTGTGATCTCATAGATTGAGTTATACAGGTAGTGCCGCCCGCCGCGTAGGTATTCCAGATGCTGCAGCAGCATTTCCAGTGCGTACAGCGCAGGCGGCGGGTCTTTGCCCTTCAGGTGAAAACCCAGCCAGTGGATCAGCTCGCCGTACTGGCTCCTGTCGATGCGCAGGGCAACGGTGGCCGGAAAGGTGTGTCCACGATCATCTGCGGCGTAGTAACTCACACCTACGTATTGCAGATGGCCGGAGTCCGTGGTATACTGAGGGTGCAATCTCTTTGTATTGGGCTTGTCCGTGTTGGCGCACGGGCAGGCTCTTTCTTTTTGCCCGGTCATAAGTTGAACAGCTTAGAGAGAAAAGCTGCCTCCTTGCCGGTAAATTCTTCTTTGCGGTCAGCAAGATTCATTTTGTAGCGGGCAATAACGACAGTTTTCATTTCATTGGCAAATATACTTGCTGCATCCTGCAGCTGTGCATCTGTCAAGTCGGAAACGAGACCGTCAACCAATGTTTCGACCATAACCATCATGAGTAACTTGATACGGTCGGATTTTTTACCTTTTCCGGTGAAGCTAATCGCAATGCGATCTCCGATTTCTTCAATGATAATTTTCATGCTGTACCTTCCTTTTCGTTTATGTCCTCCCGCGGGATCTTCTCCACATGGTAGATGTAGCGCCGCCGGGGGTTGTCTTTTTTGTGCTTGGCGTGGCAGACAGCCGAAAAAAAGCTGTTTCTGCTGGCATAGCCCATTTGCTGGACGATCATGTCAGCCGTCCCGCTGGCTATGATCTCGTCTGTCTTGGCCGAGTAGACCGTGTACCAGCTGCAAGGTTTAGCCATTGCTGTGCTCTTCTTTCATCAGTGCTATAAGGCCGTCAAGTTCCTTGGCCACAAGGTCGTAAACCTCGGCCCGCGCCTTGCAGCTGGCTTTTACCGGGGCAGCGGAAGCGTCCAGCAGGCTTGCGCTGTTCGTGTTACGCTGGGCCAGCCGCCTATACTGCCTGTTCAGGCTCTCCGCGTATTCAATCGACGTCATGCCCATATCATGCACCCCGCCGGGCATTTTCTTTCTGGCTCTCGGCCACGGTCAGACTGTGGCGCTGCTTCTCTGCGCTGCGCTTGTAGTGCTCACCGGTGGAAAGCAGACCGCTCACGCTCAGCAACAGACCAAAGCCCAGCGCGAACAGCACCCACGGCGCGGCCTTGACGGCCTCAGCCACCTCCCAGCCGCCCTGCATCACAAGCAGGTGGACAATGCCCATGTTCAGCCAGATCAGCACCCGGGCTGCACCCACGCCAGCCAGAAATGCCACGCCGAAAATTTTAAGATATCGTTTCATTGTCCTTGTCCTCCTCAGGTTCCACGCGATCCAGCAGATCGGCGGCATTGGTTACGATCGAAATGAGAGCGCCCGCCGGGTCATCCGATCCGGCAGCCAGTGCGGCCAGCAGGGCAACGCACAGTTTCGATGCCTCAAGTCCCACACAGTTGGTTTCAATCTGCGGGTTTCCATCCTCACCATACGATACGCGAATATAGCTCTCGTTCGGTTTGCTCATGCTGCACCATCCTTTCATGCTCCAAAGCTTACCAGCCTGTTCGACTTGGACGGATTCTTTTTAGCTCTCTTGGCCTGAATGGCCCACGGTTTGATAAAATAGCCATATATTTCATCAGGCGAAATGTTCAAAAGTTCGCCGATCACAACAATTTCATCCACTGGAAAGGGCGCTTTCCCGTTCAGCCGGTTACTTAACGTTGCCGGGCTATACCCATTCAGCCTACGGGATATTGCCGCCGCAAGCTCTTTCTGGTTGTATCCTTTGCGCTCCATCAGCTGCTGCAGCTCAATGTAAGGTTTAATCAGCATCGTGCTCTCCCCTTTCGTTTAATCCGGATTGAAGGTCTGGAACCGGCCATCCTTGCCGTTTTTGAAATCTTCCAGCGCTTTGATCTCCTCCGGGGTGAGGCCGGTGTCCTCGTACTGGCCGAGGCGCTGCACCAGTTCTTCCTTCTTGGCGGTGCTCCAATAGCCGGTTTTGATGCCGCTGCACCGCTGGGCCGTCAGTCGTTCCATGTGCCGTCCTCCATTTCAAGCTCCCATTCGTCACAGATGGTCCTGCACACCAGCTTAGGAAAACCGATCAGATCCTCACCCTTGGCGGCTGCCAGCAGCGCGTCACCATTGAGGAGGCAAATGCCGCCGCCCTCCCACAGATCGGATGCCCGGCCATTGTACGGCAGGCCGCGCAGTCGGCCCTCCTCGTTGACGATCAGGTCAATGCCGTCCACCGGCTCCCGTGCCCACGATGCGCCCAGACAGCTGGGCGTTACCTCAATAGGGCCGTCCACCAGCTCCTGCAGCGTTTCCAGCGTCGCCGGGCACTCGTCATCACATTGGATCAAGCTGCACTTTCCTGTTGCCGGGATGAAAATAATATAACGTTCCATGATGTACCTCCTTGTTTGATGTGCCTTCTTGCGGTAAAATGATTACAGGAAGGGATGTGGGATGTATGAATTCCTACGATACGCTTAACAGCGCCAGCCGGGTAAGCGACGTGATGAAAGAACGGGCAAAGCAGCGTGAGCAAATGCTTTTGGCTTCTCAGGCTGCTGCACTTGAGGAAGGTGCGCGTCAAAGAAAAATTGACAATGCGCAACTTGACTCCGCAGAAAATCTTCGTAAGATGCTGGAAATGATGGAAGCGAACCAGAAAGAGCAGGCAATTGAAAGCAAGAAAACGAAGATCATCTCTATCTGGGGGCTTATCATCAGTGGCATCACCTTGGCAGCCACCATACTATTTGGAATACTACAAGTGATACGTTGATTATCGTGACCACAATGTTGATCCGGGTGATTGTAGTTGCATCCCAGCCGTGCCTGCGGCTGGGCTTTTTGTTTTCCATAGGGTTCACCTCCTTGTGCACACCTCGTTTCTGCGGTAAAATGGAGAAAACAGGACGGAGGTGATAAAATGATTGATTTTGATAATGTGGTTCTGTCGAAAATAGATTTGCTGTACTTAAAAACGGCGAAAGAATCAGATGCTATCTGGCTTGAGCCAGAAAAGGCGGCATGCCTTTTGGAGCTTGGATTCATCGAACCATACTTACGCCATGGTGGAACACACCACTTTTCAATTACTCAGGATGGACGGCTGTTTCTGAATTACCAGGAACACCAAGAACAAATTGATGATCGTGAGCAGCGCAAGTGGAAAAAAGAAAACTATCGAGAGTGGATTGGAATTGCAATCTCAGCAGCAATGTCGTTTGCGGCTTTGATCATTTCTTGGTTAGCGCTAAAACACTCATAATAAGCGCAGTTCCCTGCATAATAGTTGGTACAAAATACAGCCACCATGGTGGCTTGTGCGTACACATGTAATGAAAAATGGTCCAGCGTTCCGGTTCCAGCGGTTCGCTGGGCTTTTTGTTGTTGTCCATGTGGTTCACCTCCTTGTAGTTGACTCCTTCCTGCGGTATACTAAATAAAAAAGGATGTGCTTATGATGGATGAAAAGTACAAGTGTCCGTATTGTGGCGTTGCTTTTTACGAAACTCCGGACAATACCAAAATCCGAAGAATCAGCTTTTCGCATGATCAAGAAGATTTTGAGACAATATACCCAAAGTACATTGCGTCTGATATTGCTATAACCTATCACTATTGCCCCTCATGTCATGAGTATTCAATTCAATTAGCAAGTACAAAAAATCTTTTTTCGTTCAATTACCCGCCGTATATGGGGATGGCTTTGCCTGAATACATTCCGGAAGCTATCCGGACAGATTACTTTGAAGCTTGCGCTATCTTGGATAAAAGCCCGAGAGCAGCCGCCACGCTGGCCCGACGCTGTTTGCAAGGAATGATTCGTAACTTCTGGGAAGTAAAATCTGGAAATCTTGCAGGAGAAATTGATTTAATCAAAGATAAAATTCCTGCCGATCAGTATAAGGTACTTAATGGGGTACGGCGTTTAGGGAATATCGGCGCTCACATGGAAAAAGATGTGAACTTGATTGTTGATATCGACCCCGGTGAAGCTCAGAAGCTCATCAAGCTTCTGGAGCTGCTCTTTAAAGACTGGTACATTGCACAACATGATCGTGAAGAACTGTATAACGACATTCTTGCTATCGACAAGGACAATCAGGAGCAGCGCCATCCTGATTGATAGGTGGGGCACTTTTTGCCAGTGGCTTTCCGTCTAGGCTCCAATACTGGTGAACTTCATACAGAGGGCTTTCATCCGTACCATTACCCGCCAGAGAAACGGTTTCAATGACCTGAATCACTCTGGCGGATTTTGTTTCTTGCAAATTAGGCATTTTCATCTTGTTCACCTCCTTACTCGCCCAGCGATTCGCTGGGCTTTTTGCTTTCCATGGGGTTCACCTCCTTGTGCACACCTCGTTTCTGCGGTAAAATAAAGAAATCAGGAAGGAAGTGCAAAAATGGAAAATGTCGTAAAAGTTGTAAATGAAATCATAAACTGGCTGTGGAATCGTGAAAACGTTACACTTTTGATTGCAATTGCAGGTTTCGGAATGTCTCTGTACAACTTTTTTCGGGCGCTGTGGGATAAACGATGCTCGTTCCGGGTTGACTATGTAAGCCATTACTGCTGTTTATCCAAAAGCGGAAAATATGCGGAGCCTATGTTTCGCTTTAATTTTGTAAATCTGTCCTCTGCTCCGCTGACCGTCGTGCGGATGTTCTTGCTGGTTGATGGTAAGAAATATGAGTTTTTGTTCCCGGAACAGCAGGTTTATCAAATGACTCGCCGCCAAAAGGGCGAAACGATTCAGACCGGAGAAGTTAAATCTCAGAAATTGCCCTTTCGAGTAGAAGGAAAGGGCGCTCTTGGCGGCTATTTTGCGGCATATCTCCCAACCGATATGGAAAAGACCTTTCAATCAGCAGGAAAATGGCAGCTTGTCGTTCAAACCTCGCAAAAGGAAAAAGTGTTTTCAATTGTGGCGGATAAGCCAGGTTACGATATTGAGCAGTATGGATACTGATGCTAAAGCCAACGTGATTTTAGACACTGATGCATCCGCCCCTTTCAGCTCTTTTCTGTTACCACAGCAACATTGCCAGCCCAATCCGTTGTTTCAACAATAGCTTTACTCTGCCGCTCCTGTACCGCCAGTACAAGAGCGGCAATTTCTTTGGGTTCGCCGGTGATTTCAATTTTCATCTTGTTCACCTCCTTGTAATCACCTTATTTTCGCTGTAAAATGATTCTGGAAAGGAGGTGATACGATGGAAGATATCGAATTAAAAACTTTTCCGAGCTCCAATATTGAAGCGCTTGCCCTTCTGTACGTCCAGAATCAGGATTTGAAGGGTAAAACCCCGGCTGAGATTCATACGATGTATCAGGATGCACTGTATGAAATCAAGCAGGATTGGCGAGAAAAGCGGAACAATGGTTATTTCAGAGATCACCATTGAGAGCTTTATAAACTTTACACATAGCATCTGTAAGGCTTACTAAAGTATCCGCATCTGCGTTCAAGGACTTCTCAGCGAGCAGCTGCAACTGCTTGTTGAGAAGTTCTTCGTTTTTATCGTCTTTGTTTTCCATAGGGTTCACCTCCTTGTGATTTCTAAATCTTGCGAAAACTAAAGTTTTGGCGTAAAAAAATAATTGGGAATTTCTGCATCAGGGATTGCGAGGACGCGGCACAAATCGCAGATTTCACTCTGCGTAAAATCGGTATGACCACGCAGCTTTTTGTTAAGAGTTGTAGGAGATACGCCGATTTTCTGTGCAACGATGCTCTGTGTCATGCCGTTTGCACGCATACTGCCGAGCAGCTTTGAATAATCCATTTGTATCACCTCCTTGCCAATACTATACAACTTGCGATTTCTAAAGTCAATATGTTTTCTAAAGATTATAGAAAAATATCTTGCGTTTTCTATAAAATAGAAGTATACTGTGAATAAGACATTACGGAGGTACGTGCAA